TTAGGCGACCAGAGGAACTGCTGGTCTGTTTGATAAATCTCTGCATTTAGCAGTTTTCAATGTTGCCAAAACGAAAGTTAAGAAGATGTTCCTTTTCTCCATGTCGCTTTCTTTGGCGTAATTTACAAGGTTATTCCACACAAGATAGTTGTTCAGATACTTGGTAGAAACACCGTTAAAGCCACGCATAAACCTCTTTAGCTGGCTATGGTAGCTATTGATATGTTGGATATTATAAATGCCTTTCTTGGCTTTGCCAGTCTTTAACTGCACAAGGTCAATGCCATTGGCATTTGTAAATCTCACATAGGAGTTCATCTTGTCCGTAACAAGAGTGGAATTGGTCTTAATCCTACCATCATAAATATGATGTAAATCTCTTGTAGAAACTCTACCAGTATTCGTAATCTTGGAGATAGACAAGCCATTCCTATTAACCGCACAAGGAACACATACCTTTTCTTGGGACAAGCCTCTGATATGTGTAGAATGACCACGCTTATGAGCCTTGCGTGGCATAGCAAATGTCTTACTCTTGCTATGATTGCCCTTGTACGAGATGGCGAAAAAAGTTTCGTCAGCCTCAATAATGCCGTCAAGGGTAACATCGTCTGCCATATTCTGAAGTGCATCTAAAATCTTGTGTCTCCAAAGGAATGCGGTGTTTCTGTGAATCCCACAAGCAACAGCAGTCTTACGAATGGATAAGCCATTCATCATACAATCAATGTACTGCTCCCACACGGACAAGTCTTTTCTTGTACCAGACACAATGGAGTTCGTAGCAATCACGAAGGACTTGCCACAATCCTTACATACATATCGCTGTGTGCCATCTTTACGATGACCATTGCGAACCACATGGATACAGCCACAAAGAGGGCATACACGACCATTTGCAAAGCGTTCCTTTGCTACGAAATCTTCAATATTCAAAGACTTTACAAAGGCAGGACTTAAAAGCATTGTTTTAAGGCTTTCCTGCTCTGCGACAGTCAACTTACCGATAATATCTAATGCGTCTTTGATAGTAGGCATATCCAATTACCTCCTTCGGTGGTACTGTTTCTTACTATTATTATACGCTATTTCTCGTCAAAAATCAACCATTTGTTGTGACAGAGCCTAACAAAATTACTGCGGCCCATGCCGTAATTATAACATAAAAACTTTAAATCAAATTCTATTTTCTACCCAATTTTCTAAAATTTTGACATTAGACTGCGCGGGGGGTTGGCGACCATCGTTGAGCCCCCCACCCCCAGGAAGGACCCGCCCCATAATAACAATGAGCCTATCTTCGCAACACACATACCGCTTGCAGCCCACCACGCTTGCCACAGTGCTTGTCAGCTTTAGTGTGCGACACTTTCTATTCATACAAATATAAAACAAAGCAGAGCCAATCTATATGTTAGGTCAGCCCTGCCAGTTTGAAATGATATGAAGTTTTACCGTTTATAATTCTTGGCCATCTTTTAGCACGAATGTTATCTTACATTCGCAACCCAAAGCCGCTGCTATTGCACGAAGCTCATCTTCGCTATAATTATTGCGTTTCATTTTGTTTGATAAGTTTTGCCGGGTCTGCCCTGTTTGCTCCGCCAGCTCGCCGGCCGTCATATTATTACGCTTTAATAACACTTTGATTTTTTCTGTTGTGGTTAACATTTTTCCGCCCCCTTTTGTCGCCTTTGATTATACACTTTATAGTTTAATTAGTCAATTTTTATTTTGCATAATACACGATTATTTTAAATATTTTATTGACAAAATACACTTTAAAGTGTATAATATATATAGAAAGTGAGGTGAGAAAACAATGTGGATTTAGAAAAGCTAGAGAGAATCTCCCAAATAATCGCAAACCTTGCAATTATTGGCACCTTCGCCATAGCGGCGATTGAAACCTGGGAGAAAAGGAAAAAGCCCCGAAATCGTCGAACGCGTCGCAAGCCAAGACGATAACGGAGCCTCGGGGGCGGTGCAACCGCTCCCACTCTCTAAATAAATACTACCACATTGAACAGCATGAAGTCAATATTGACAGTCTTAACGCTTTATCTCCTCGCCCAAGTCGGGCGGCAAGACTGGGACAGTCTAACATCAATAACCTACATCGCAGCCGTTATCAGCTGTGGAGTCTACTGGATAATAGAAAGGGCGTGCAACAAATGACAACTTACAAAATTGAGAATTACACTTTTGAAATAGTCGAAAAAATCCCTGAAGGTTACGAAGTTTGGAACATCGGGCGGCATATGCAAAGCGATGAACTTGTGCCCCTATGCCAAGTTTTCGCAGGGACTTATAATATAAACCCAGACACGTTAAAAGCTATAAAAATGTTGCCTGCTGAAGCTGCCGTGATTAAGAAGATAGTCGGAAGATATGACCTTGGGAGCGTAAAGGCTTGCAGAAAGTATTTGAAACGTAAAACCATCAAAGCAAATAGAAAAATTGCTGCAGAAAAAGCACTTGCGATACTTGAAAAATATATTTAAAAGTAACTCCAGAATAGAAAGGAGCGTTCAACAATGAACGTAGACGACAAAATTTTAGCAATCGCAAAAAAGCACTTTGACTCAATAAAAAAACGCGGCGATCTGAAATCTCGGTGCAATGACAGCGAAGATTTTGTGGAGCTGGCAGTCTGGAATATTGAAGCCGCGTTGCTTGAAGCCTACGAAACCGGAAGAAATAACCCCAATAAAAATGATTAAGCCGAAACGCCCTGCAAAGGGCGTCAGCCGCGGAACGGTCACCCGGCTCTGATGATGGCAGACCAGAAAGGAAGTTTTAGAATGGCAAAATTGAACTTGTGCGAAATTTTAGGCACGGACGCAGAACACTTGGCCCAAAAGGTTGCAACATTCAGCAAAAATGATATCAAATATCCGTGCATCGTTCAGGAAAAATATGACGGTGTTTATTGCATTGCTTGCCGCATCAACGATGCAGTTCATTTTTTTAGCCGCAGTGGCAATGAATTTTTATCGATAAACCATTTGCAAGATCCAATAAACGAACTCTTGACGGCCAGTAACTCTGACTTTATTATTTTTGAAGCATATTCTCCCGGCACTCCTTTAAATGTAATTACTGGCTGGTGTCGCGATTCAAAGCGCCAGCACGAGGATATCAAAGGCGTTATCCACGATTGCTTGACTAGCGGTGAATATTCCAATAATTCGCAGACCCCCTACAAAAAAAGACTTGCTCGCCTGGCTGTTGCCTTTAACTCTGTAAATGGCGCCGGCCTTCTACTGTTGCCTGATCAAATCACTGCAAAAACATATGCAGATATAGATGTATTTGTAAATGCAATTTGGAGTAGATCCGGTGAAGGTGTTGTTATAAAAAATCCCTCTGCCCCTTATACCAGAGGGAGTAGAAACATTAATTTAATGAAATTAAAACGCGCTGCATCCTATGATCTCGAAGTAATAGGCCTGGAAGAAGGACAAGGCAAGTATCAATTTATGACAGGCAAGCTTATTTGCCGCTGGATCAACGGCACTACTATAAATGTTGGCAGCGGTCTTAGTGACGAGCAACGCGCGCAATGGTGGGCTAATAGAAGCGATATTATTGGTAAAATCGTGCAGGTCGACGCTATGAGTTTAAGCGCAAAAGGACAACTTAGAGAGCCTGTTTTCAAATGTGTAAGATTGGATAAGGTATCAGGAGATTTTAGCTGCTAAAAATCAAAACTGCGTGCAACCGGTACGGCAAACCGTGCTCAAAATAAAAATCCCGTGTAACGTCAAAAATGCGTGCAACGGGATTTTTTCTTATTCATATTCAGATTTGCGTGCAACCAAAACTGCGTGCAACCATCAGGATATTTTTTCAACCAGCTTTGCAGTTACGATCCCAGCAGCAAAGCCCCAAACTTTATCCTGGATTTCGCGCCAGCGCTGTACCTTCTGCTGGTGTTTGATTTGCTCGCTCAATTTCTGCAAGGATCTGTTCTGCTCGCTGATGAGCAGCTTTGCTTCGTTCGAGTATTTCTCGGCAACTTCTAATCGTTTCTGCATTCTGTCGTGCGATACCCTCAGCTCGTTCAGCGTCGCGATCAGCTCCGGCGAGCTCTGCTCCAGCAGCTGTAAGTTCGTCTCGAACTCCGTCAAGCGCTGCCCCTGCTCGCTGATTATCGTCTTGAGCTCGTTGTACTGTGCCCTGGATATCGTTATCGTTTCCGGCGCTTCCACCGCCGAAACTTCCGCGGCCAAACAAGTAGACAAAAATGCCGAAAAATACCAATACAATAACGAAAATGCCAATATTGCGATCATTATTGCTTTGTTTTTCTTGTTCATTCAAGGTGATCCCCCTTTCTTTATTAAAACAGCTCTTTAATATATCCGATCAATTTATCCACGCCGGCAATGGCCAAAATTCCAATGCAAATATAAAGAAATGTCCGGCCATGTTTCCCCAGCTTTTGGATCAGCGTACGGTCCAATTCTTTAATTTTTTCAATTTCATCGGAATACTCATCTAAAGCTGCATTTATTTTATCCTTCAGCTCTGCACGTTCTTCGTCGCGAAGTAATTTAACGTCAGCCTTCAGTTGACGAATTGCTGCTTTTACTGCCAATATATCCTGTTCCACTTTTTCCTTATTAGTCATTTTGATACACTCCTTTATTTTTTATTCAATCGGAATTCCCATAGTTTTAAACCAGTTGGCCAAACCTCGCAAAACATCACCGCCTGGTTGCATTTTTTCTTTTGTACCCGGATCATCGATATACCATAAGTCCCAACGCGTTTCTGGATCTCCGCTGTACGGTCCATAACCATCCAGCAGCGCAGCCTCGCAGTGGGTCATAATACAGTTTTTATCAATAGGCAGCTCCAGCTCCCGGCTTAATACCGCAATAACCTCGGCCATTGCGGTTATCTGTTCTGGAGTAGGCGGATACGGGCCAAAATTAGCGTCATAACCATTATTGGCAGTAGCGCCAAGCCCGCAACACAATGCAATCCCAACACCCCCGGTATTACGTTGCCAGGTATGCGTCCTGAGTTCCGTCAAGTCATCACACTCGATTTCGATGCGGCCGTCGCCCAAAATACAAATATGATAGTCAGCTCGTTCTATATGGTTTGTAATATGTTGGCCAGCAGTCCAATGCAGATAAATCATTTTGATTTTTCCCCTGGCAGCTCTGGCCAAAGCCAGCAAATTATTATAGGTCTTCTTATTCATGCTTATCCTTCCTTTCTTCTTCCCAGATGTCCGGTTCGCCGTTTTCATTTTTATCAACAAACGCCCGGCCGACAAATCCTGCTGCAGTAATAAGTCCACCACAAACTACAGTCACCAAAAACAGCCGCATTTCCGGCGTGTCTGCAGACTGAGTACGATACCAGTTATAAAACCAGCCGGCATTATATGCAATTACCTCAAATATGACTATAATCGCAAATGTCCATACAACGACCATGCTGCCTTTTGTCGGTGCTCGGCCAAATGTTTTTTGAATAAATCCTCGTATTTTTTCCAGCATATTTTCACTCCTTTAGCGGCAGCTCACGACAACGATTGTACAATTCCGTTCCGGTACCATTACCGCCGAGCCGATGATAATTTTCGTACAGATGTTCCAGGTTTTTCAGCTCTTCTGTACTAATCCTTTTTTCGGCAATGTAATTCTGGCAGGCCTGGAATAAGCGATCATACAATATGGCCAACAGGGCCTTTTCATACAAATTTTGCTTGATGACCATTGTCGCCACAGCTACCCATAGCTTATTACACAACCTGGCAACGATAAAAACCAATAACGAATATAACGCCGGCTGCCAATAACTGTTTATAAATTCCTGCATTTTATCCCCCTTGTTATAATGCTCCTATAAGGAGCTGATTTTTTATGATCTTAAAAAAACGAAAAACCAAAGGTCGAAGGCTGCCTAACGGACTTGGCAGCATCACAAAACGCTCAGACTGTAATCGGTCACGTCCATACCTGGTCCGCGTCAAAGTTAACGGGAAATTAAAATCAATAGGCGACGCCGCAACCTATGAGCAAGGCCTTGAAATGTTACTGCAGTATCGCGACGATCCGTCACTGTTTGTTGATACAGTTACCAGTTTCAGCGACGTTTATGTACTCATGAGAACCGAACGCTTCCGGAAGCTGGCCAAAACCACGCAAATTAATTACGAATCAGCGTACAAGCATTGCAAACGTCTCTACAACAGGAAATTTGCTGAGCTAAAGGCAGCCGATCTGCAGGCCGTGATTTCTGATGTCCGTAATGCCGGTGCCGGATATGCGATGCAGAAGAAAGTAAGACAGATTCTACATCATATGTACAGCTATGCACTAAAATACGATATCATCACGCTGGCTGGCGACTATAGTCGATATATAGACATCGACCAACGCAAACCAAAGTACCCCAAAAAGCCATTCAACACACGACAGATCAACCGTGTAAAAAAACTCGGCGATAAATGGGCCATGACAGTATTAATGATGATCTACTCCGGAGTTCGCACCGGTGAAATGTTATCGATCGCAAAAAACGATGTAAAACTGCGCCAACGTTATTTCATCGTCCGTGAGAGCAAAACGGCTGCTGGCCGAAATCGTGCTGTACCTATCAGCAAGAAAACACTCCCCTATTTTGAATTTTGGATGCAGCAGCCAGGTAAATATATCATTACAGACGATTATGGTAATCAACTCTCATATCACCAATACCGAGCGCGCTTTGATGCTGTAATGACAGCCAGTCGCTGCAAGCATACACCGCATGAATGCCGCCATACCTGTGCTACCATGCTCGACAATGCCGGTGCCAACGATACGGCGATCAAACGTATACTCGGACACGCCTCGCAAGGCGTTACAAAAGGCGTATACACCCATAAAGCCATCCACGAATTAAAAAAAGCAATCGACCTGATTTAAGGCTAAAACTGGTACACTTTCGGAACATAATCTACTATGTACTAATACCATGCAGCCACAGCAGTTATACATTACAGCCGGTACACTATCAGTACACTTTGCAACAGGTCCTAATGATAATATCAAAACCCGCTCCCA